ATTCGACAAAAACTCGAATATATGTTATACATGCTTACTATTCGCATAGTTTTTTTATATAATATAATTAGAAGATGGTGTCTCTCCAGGACTTACCAAAAAAAATTCAATACCTTGTCATAGAATCGGAATTCGTTAAGGGTACTAATAATTCGTTTTCTGTAGACCTTACACTCGAGTCTAATTTACACGTCGAGGAAATATCACAAGTTATAGGTATAAAACCGGTTGATTTTTATGTCACACAAGTAGGTGATAACGACACGACAGGTAGTACTAACGTTGCTAAATATGTAGACATAATATGTCCGGATGTTCCTAAACGAGCTCAATTACTAAATGAACGTAACGGTCAAATACTCGCGCGTGTACCTTTAGAAAGAAGTTTTACCGGGAGTAATTCTTTCATAATACGTGATAAGCAATGGCGTTCTTTTCAAAGACAAACGAATTATTTCAATCCCATATCTATACAAAAACTACACTTCGAAATGTATGAATCACAAGGTGACGGTGATTATAAATCACTTCAGCCGGATGCATCGTGGTATATGGTTTTAGAAATAACAACCATAGACGTTAAAGAAAAACCTGTAAACAGAGAAGTTCAAATTTTAGAGGCTTTAGGTAAACTTATAGGCAAGATCGACGAACTCAACGTAAACGTTAAAAAACTTCCCGATAAGCACGATATAGAAAAAATGGAAGCCGAAAAGAAGAAAAAATACCCGTTTAGGTATTTAGTCTTATTTATGGCTCTACTATTAGGTGGTTTTTACTTTATAAAAAATAAATTTATTCCTTCACAACCTTCTTTTTAACAACACGTTTAACAGTCTTCTTTTTTGGAGTTTCTGGTTCTGGTTCTGGAGTTGGAACTGGTTCTGGTTCTGGAGTTGGAACTGGTTCTGGAGCTGGAGCTGGAGCTGGAGTTGGTTCTGGAGCTGGAGTTGGTTCTGGAGTCACTTCCTTTGGTGGTTCGATGTGGTCGACAATCTGAGTGAGTATGCTGTACAGTTTATCGACACGTACTTTAGACCTAGCAAGTTCTTGGGTAATTTGTTCTCTTATAGATTCCATTGCGTAATATATATAAAGGAAATATTATCTTTATACTAAATGTTATTCATAGGACCAACACTTCTGAGTGGTATAGGTCAACATACCAAAAAATACCTCGACGTTTTCCCTGATAGTGAGTATATAGAGATACAGGGCGAAATACCAGAGTGCGAAAATGCGTTTATATTTGCCTTACCGGTAGAATACTGGTTAAATAAAATACCGGAAATAAAAAAGAAAATTAAAAACGTCACGTGCATGACCGTATGTGAAACCGAAACGGTACACGAAGATTATGGTAAACTTTTCGATCTTTTCGATAAAATAGCAGTTCCGAGTGAATTTTGTAGAAAAATTTTCAAACGACAGTTTCCTGATAAACACTTTTTCGTCATACACGCACACATACCTTATAAAAAACCATACACATTTTACCACATTGGTAACGTATACGATCCGAGAAAAAACTTTAACAAAATTTTAGAAGCTTTCATACGTTTAAACAAACCAGATACTAGACTTCTGGTAAAAGCTACGTGTAATCAGGAAGTAAAATTGAATATACCAAACGTCGAAATAATAAACGGCCTGATAAACGACGAGGAGATGGAAAAAATACACGCCATAGGAGATTGTTACGTGAGTTTTTCTTCGTCTGAAGGTGTTGGTATGGGAGCTGTTGAAGCCGCGCTAAGAAACAAACCCGTTATAATAACAAAATACGGAGGTGCTACGGAATATATAAAAACACCTTACGCTATAGACTGTGAACTTCAGGAAATACCAAGGGATGATTTCTTATACAAAGAAGGTATGCGTTGGGGAAAACCAAAATACGAGCAACTCTTGAAGTTCATGGAAGACGTTTATACGAAAAAAATACGATATTACGAACACCCAAAAACACACATGATAACGTCAAAAGAAAACGTTTTAAAAGAATTCCTCGTTAACGTAATTGGTGACGAAAACGATCAAACCGGTGAGAATAGCACCGGAAGTGAGTGAACCTTTTTGGGCTATGAGCATGGCGACGATATCGTCGATAAACTTAACGTTCGTGGGTTTCTTTAAAACTTCGGGAACGACTTGGGAAATTAAAAGGTAAAGCGCCATTGAAATTATAACGGGTCTGAGTGTTCCCTGATCTAACATTTTATTATAACAACATTTTTTTTAAATCTGGTTTTACGCCTAAACTAAACTTAGAAGATTTACTATTCGTATCGTATGAATGTTTCTTACAAAACCGTCCACACGATGCTTTAAAACTACACTTTTTTCCACTCATAGTTGTAGCTTGACATATATTTGAAACGTGTCTATTTTGAACAACTTTATCAGGGACTTCCGCAAGTACCACTATACTCTTCTTGGTTCTCAAATCGTCATATTTTTTTCTAGATTCCCTAAGTTTATGAATACTTCTCGCGAACCTTTCACACTTTTCTTCGTGTGTTTTATAAAAGTTCTTAGCTATTTCGAAATCTTTTGTAGAATATTGCATTTTTTACTCTTAATTTATAGTATTTCTCACCTCGACTAAGGTTGCTAATGAACACACATTTATTATCAAGTATGGAAAATAATAAAATAAATATTCAAACAAATTAATAACTACACATATCATTATTAAACATAACATACACATCGCGTGTACAACTACCAAATATTTAGCATTCGAATATACACCAATCATACAAATAAATGAAAGTATGGTATTTATAAGGTTTATTACGTTTTGTATAAAAATAAATGAAAATAAGGTAACTAAAAAGAAACACTCGTGGACGTGTGACATGTATTTAGTAAAAACTTCGTTTACTTCAACTTCCCTCTCTACCACCTCTACACTCGCTTGTTCTATATCAAACGGTTCCGGTCTCTGTTCTTCTGTATTTACACCTATACAGACTGTACCATCTGGTTGTGTTACCTGATTATAATACATAAAAAGATAAAACGTTTAAATTTTATGTACATTAAATGCAAGGGATTTTGTAAATTGTGTAATAATCCTTTAAATCCTTACATGAAATCAAATGATTTTAAAATACGAAAATTAATAAGAAGTTACAGAAAAATAAATCCTATTTTTCTGTGTAATAATGATTGTTTTTATAAATTTTTTGGACGTAAACTTAACAGAGTTTGTTATTCATGCTTTGTGCGTTTCAAAAAACCGAGTATGGCAAATCTACGCGACAGAGAAATAGGTGCAATAAAAGACCTACAAGAACATAAACCCTTATCCTTATCTTCTAGAGAAATATATATGTGGTTTATAAATTTGCAAAATTACGTTAAACGACATTTAAAAAATTGTTTATAATAAGTAGTATGTGTGATACGGACACAGGACCAAACACAGGTTCCATAATTTCTTTAAATGCTATAGGAAAACAAGACACGTATCTTTTGGACAATAATAAAGAAAATTCTCTTTATAAGTACGAACAAAAACAACACTCTAATTTTACTAAATTTCATAGGAATTTTAACGTTAACAGACCAAATGATCAAGTCATCAGTGATAACTGGCCTTTTGGTGAGACTATAAAAGTTACACTCAACCCAAGAAACATGGGTGATTTACTCTCTAACATGTACCTCTCTATAAATTTACCCGGTTTATCAGGTGGTAATGAATATTTAGCGGATCAGATAGGAAGACACATAGTGAAATCAGTAACGATGCGTGTTGATGAATTAGTCGTTGAAAAGTATCACGCAGATTGGGGTATACTATATGACGAATTGTATTTAGACGAATCAGAAAAACGAACTAAAAGATATACCATAAACAGAAACTTGGCCGAAGATACGTCTCTCGAACCAGGTAATCAACTGTTAGGACAATACAATTCTAAACTACTTATTCCAATACCGCTATTTTTTTCGAGAAAGTATGAAAGTGACGAGTATGAAACCAATAAACCAAACCGACCGTATTTTCCCACGTGTGCTATACACAAACAAAAAATAATATTCGAGTTTGAATTTTTTCCAAAAGAATTTTTTACGAACCGTACGGGTGCACTTTCTCTCGAGAGTTTTGATATCATAACAGAGGAAATAACTCTAAATTCGAGTGAACGTACCTACCTATCAAATAAAAAACAAACGTTTATAACAGATATAGTTAGGAAACATCCAACTATAGAAATAGAAGCTGGTAAACAAGAAACTAAACTCGAGCTCGTACCAAACGTACCCGTAAAAACACTTAATTGGTTTTTTAGACGCGATGAGTTTGAAAATGAAAAAATATCCGAAGGTGGTGGCACAACGCTCAGGTCAAATGTGTTCGCGAATCGTTACAACTTTTCATCAAACCCTGAATATTCAGTTACCAACGAATTTTTTAATCCAGTAATGACGAGTGCTAAAATATACGTAAACGGTCAAGATATACCAAACATTCAAGATAGTGATCACAAATATTTTAAGTATGTGGTACCATTTTCGAGTAGATTATCACGACCTTTACGAAATATATACACGTATGCTTTCTCGATGAATCCGATTAATGTGGAACCATCGGGAAGCTTGGACTTTAGTCAACTACAATCAAACAGAACTGTTTTAGATGTTAAACTCAAAGAAGGACTCACGAATAACTATAATCTACACTTATACTACGTAGGTTACCAAACTTTTGTTTTTGAAAATGGATTCATGAGACTCGCTTACTAAACAATTCGGTCTTGTTTTGTTTTATGTAGTTTATTATGTTATTTTTTATGCACCATCTGATAAAATTCAACTGCGCCACAGTTGTGTGAATTTCATCATTTGTACCAGGTATAGTATAACTAATTTTAGAAGATCTACAAAAAGGATCGAATAACTTTTTACTATAGCCATCTAAACTAGACTTATAAGCGCAGTGTACGCTAAATATTTTACCATCACCAGTCTTATAAGATAAATTAGTTTTTTTAGAGTAATTCGTAATAAACCATTCAAGATTACGTAAAGATATACCACCGGATTTGTTTAATATTTGACTAAGTATAGTTCTGTTTTCAGGCACTTTGTAAAATGTATCGATCGAATTTAATAGTATGTCTGATTTATTCATCTTATCTTATACGTTATTCGCTTTTATTTTTTAAGTAAGGTTAACCCCTACCAATACATCCTTACCTTCTAAACACTTATCATAAATTTGATTGGAATACACAGGTGGTGGCAAAACACCACGTGTGTGTTTAGGTATTTTAGCATTCTTACACATACCACATTTGCTATCGTATTTTTCCATACTCATGCATAACTTACTCTGTTTATTATCCTTATCTATTCGTATAGCTCTACAATAATTAGACTGTGTCTCTAACGAGTGAAAATATGGTTCAACGCGATCAAGTTTTTTATTAGACGATATAGCTATTATTGGTGCAATTTCCTTACGTAAAAAAACATCACTTTTTTTTACTATATCGTTGCGTAATATTCTATGTTTCATCTTAATATCGTAATCTTGTGGTTTTTCGACGTTCAAATATAAGTCCAGTGCATCAAAAGTATTTGGACGTTTAAGCCGAGGTGTATCTTCACACATACTTTCTATTATAGATTTTGTTTTCAATGCAACTTCATATCTTACACTCGTGTCTATGTATTGTTCTTCCATATAATGAATTCGTTCCGAATTTTTAAGCCTTTTGTTTGAAAAAATCACTTATCTTTCTTTGGTTAGGATCGTCTATAAGTTTCTTTTTTCTATTTGGTTTAGCTCTCGTTATTAGTTCCCCAAATATCTCTTCCTTAGGATCGTCAAAGAGGGGTTCTATCAAATCACACACGGGGTTCAAAAACTTGTTCAGGAAATAGTATGGGTAATCTACGGGTAAATTGTGTTCCTCGGCGTATTTTGGATCCTCGGCTTTCTCGAACGCCTTTGCTTTAGGGTCGTGTGTTTTAAGAAGTATATACGGAACTCTATCACCAGATTGTGGTTCGGAACCGGGTTGTCTCGCACGCATTTTATTACGAACTTGTACGTGCGATAAATTATCCGACTTATACGAATCACCCAATTGTTGCGAAAGAATAAGCTTCTCGTTAGGTACCTCCCCTTCGAGAAGTTCTATAGCACGTTGTAATGCCAGAGCTTTGGGTGGACCCGTATCGCT